GGTTTACGCGGCACAACTTAATGATTTAGGAGTTCAAATTAATTATGGTGATTATATTGGATACTACGAAACAGAAACAAAAGTTAGATATTACGTGGTTAGTGATGACGGAAGAATTAACTCTGATAATAAACACACATATGGTGGTTATAAACCATTCTATAAATCATATGTTGCAACTCCGGTAACGGAAAATGAATTTAGAGGATTATAATGAAAGTAAAAATAACAGAAAATAAACTATTCAATTCAATATACAATTATATTGATAAAACATTTAATCCAAGTGAAATGGATTGGGTTTATGGTGTGGATGAAGATGAAGACGGATATCCGGATATTGACAAGGAAAATGAAAATTTTTTAATATTCTATAAAGGGGATTGGCAAGGTGAAGAAGATTCTGATGTTGTTTTTCATTATTTTGATGTTGATTTCTACGATAAAAATGACCCGTCACATAAACCATTTAGAGACCAATCCCCAATTTTAGAAGTTATTGGAGAATATGGTCAACATTTAGATGAAATGTTTGAGAACCATTGGGAAGAACCTATGAAAAAATGGTTTCAAGATAAATTTAATTTACCGGTTAAAACCGTATCAGCATATTACAATTATGAAGATTATAATTAACGAAAGACAATATAGAAGAATATTAGAAACCATTACCGACACCGAAGTAATTTGTGATGAGTGTGGTTGGTCATGGGATTTAGCCGATGGTGGTGACGACCCATACATTTGTCATAAGTGTGGTCACAATAATTCTGAAGAAAATTATATTGGAAAAAAAGTTATGGTTTACTATAACCTACATAAACACACTTTTTCAGTGACATATAAATCTAAAGTTATCTTGCACGCCGATTATGTTAAATTGGGGGATGTTGAATTTAGAGTTAGAAAAGGTGGGAAAGAAAGAGTTCGTTCTGAAAAGTCGAAAAATGTTCATGCGTTTGTAATAGGAAATTTAATGGATTATTGTGAATATCCTTGTGATGATATTCCAAACCCACCATCAGATATGATTGTAACTTACAACCCATACAAGTATGATTCATTTGTATATAAATCAACTGAAGAACCAATTTATGGTGCAACAGAAGTTGATATGATAAATTCACAAAATAAATTATTTGTAGTTAAACAATAATATGGCATTACCAAACAAAATAAAAAAAACAATACCTTTAACATTTCCAAAAACTCTTTATCCAAGAAGAGAAGAATTATTGGAAAAAATTAATAAGGATGGAACTTATTTACCTAAATCTATTTTACATGCTGATTTGGATGGTGGAATGTTAAATTTTGTCCAAAATGAATTACAAACAATTGTTGAGGGTAAAGTTATTCCTACGGTTGATATTATTATTACAACACAAAACTGGTCTCAATTTACTGAAACTTGGAACTTTCAAGATTTAGATTCAAACGTTTCCCCTCCGTTTATTACTATTGTAAGAAATCCTGAAGTTAAATTCGGAACTAATCCTGCATTACTTTATAACATTCCAAATAGAAAACAATATTTTTATGCTCAAGTACCTACTTGGGATGGAAATAGAAATGGTATGGACATATATAAAATACCTCAACCTGTTCCGGTAGACATTACATATTCTGTTAAAATTATTTGTAACAGAATGAGAGAATTAAATGCTTTCAATAAAAACATTCTTGAAATGTTCGCATCTCGTCAAGCCTACACAACAATCAAAGGTCATTATATTCCAATCATAATGAATAACATTACTGATGAGTCAGTTATGAATATTGATAAAAGAAAATATTATATTCAAAGTTATGATTTTACAATGTTAGGATTCTTAATTGATGAAAATGAATTTGAAGTTTCTCCGGCAGTTTCAAGAGTTTTAACTGTTATTGAATTTGAAAAAGAATCCTTTATGAAAGGACGAAGAAAAAATATTACAGATGAAGGAACTGAAACAAATATTTTATTTGTTGTTGGTAACAATACTATTTCACAAGTTTTTGATTATACCGTTGATTTAAATTTAGGTGAAACAACTAATATTGAATCATTTGATGTGTACTTAAATAATCAATATTATGGGTCTGATTTATATCAAATACAAATCAACACCAATGATGTTTTGAAAATTGTTGTGGTTAAAAATGATGATACTTTAGAAGGTTCTATTGTGTTACAAAACCAATTAGTTTAATCCTCACCGTAGATATCCTTCTTTTCCTTACATTTATCAATAATCATTCTTTCTAAAAAACGATACATTTTAATTCCCCTCTTTTCACAATAGGTCTTTAGGATATTATGAACCTCAATTGATATCTTTAGGTTCTTTATTTTTTTTTCGTTATCTGCCATGGTAGAATAAAGGCAGAATTTATTCTACCTAATTTATAAATACTTCTTACGAAGTAAAGTATTTTGGTTTTTTTTATAATATTTATCAATAAAAATAAATTTACAAATAAAAAAGACAAACTAATGGCATCAAATCAAAAAGTATTCGTATCTCCTGGAGTATATACTTCTGAAGTTGATTTAAGTTTCGTAGCACAAAGTGTGGGGGTTACCACATTGGGAATTGTAGGTGAGACCTTAAAAGGTCCAGCTTTCGAACCTATCTTTATACGAAATTTTGATGAATTCACAAATTTCTTCGGTGGAACTTCTCCAGAAAAATTTATAAATACACAAATTCCAAAGTACGAAGCGGCTTACATTGCCAAATCCTACTTACAACAATCTAACCAATTATTCGTAACGAGAGTGTTAGGATTATCTGGTTATGATGCAGGCCCATCTTGGTCTATAACAACTAAAGCTAATGTTAACCCAACAACGGTTGATTTCTTTTGTGAAAGTGCAACTACAGTTAATTGTGTTAATGAATGTGTTGACTTTAAAACTATAAACTATTCTGTTGATTTCTCGGCATGTACAAATAGTGTTGATAGTGTAATATTCACAAACACATCTAACTTACCGGCAGAAATATCTACAATTTTATATGAACCTTACGAACAATTTGATGGTTCTACAAGTTCATTATATCAAGATATGTCTAAGCAAATTTTTGATATTGTTTCAACACCGGCAAAAGAAGATACTTCAATCTATTACTACGGAGCAATACCAACTAGTGTATATTCAGGATTAAGTGAGGTATATACTGGTGAAACTAATGTTTATGAGGTTGATAATGTAAGTGCTAACTTATGTAATTATTCAGCACCTCAAAATGACCCTTGGTATTATTCATTATTTGATAATGTGGGTAATGCTGTTTATACGGGATATTCGTTTTGGTCAGTTGTAACAGGTTTAACATTAACACCTATTATTACAACAACAACATCAACGTCAACTACTACTACAACTACAGACCCTTGTACAACAACAACATCAACATCAACTACTTCAACAACAACGGCAAAACCGGTTAATTGTTATACAGGTACATTGATTGGGGTAATTTATGTTTATTCAGGAACTGCATATACTGATTATGATGATTTAGTAATTGCAACACTTCGTTCAAGAGGTTTATCAACATATGGTCTTGATGATGGCCCTGTTTATGAAGTACCGGGTGGTGTTGATGGATATGGTAATTTTGATGGTTCAGCGGTTACTTTAGATTGTACAGGAACATATTCAGGAGTTACTAAGAATCCATTCTCAACTTTTGGAGTTAATATAACAAGTAAAGATGGTGACCAATATTTCTTTGAAACATCATTCTCTAATTCTGATTCAAAATACATTAGTAAAGTATTTGGTTCAACTAACTTCTCTAAACCAAGAACTGTAGTTCCGTTATTTGTTGAAGAAAGATTCCAAGCTTTATTAACAAACGCATGGAGAATGGGTTATATTAGAGGTTTAAATTGTGAATTAACAGCATTACCGGACGCTAGACAAGCTAAAGACCCTACGTCAATTGCGTTTTACTTAGAAAAATATCAATCTCCGGTATCTCCATGGGTTGTATCTGAATTAAGAGGTAATAAAGTTTATAACTTATTTAAATTTACAACTATTGCTGATGGTGATTCTGCGAATGTTGATATTAAGATATCGTTAGCTAACATGTCATTTAATAATGGTACGTTTGATGTATTAGTAAGAGATTTCTTCGATACTGATTCAGCACCTGTTGTTCTTGAAAAATATACTAATTGTAGTATGAACCCTCAAGACAATTCATTTATTGGTAAGAAAATTGGTAGTTTAGATGGAGAATATCCATTATTATCAAGTTATATTATGGTTGAAATGAATGAGGATGCACCGATAGACGCACTTCCTTGTGGATTCTTAGGTTATGATTATAGAGAATATGCTGGTGTAAGACCACCATTCCCATTAATCAAAACTAAATATTATTATCCTGGTGAAGTTGTTTACAACCCACCATTTGGGTTAGCATCAGGAGCGGATGACGCAACAACAAGTGCGGGTGATAATGTAAGAAGAACTTATTTAGGTATTTCAGATACTGAAGGTATAGATGTTGATTTCTTCCAATATAAAGGAACACAACTTCCATTAGACATTTGTAATGATACAGAAGGATTACCTTGGAACTTTAGAACAAGAGGTTTCCACATGGATAAAAATGCGAGTGGTATTACTATTCCAAATATATTTGTAACTAGTGGTACTCCGGCATTCTTTGTTGGAGACGCAACATTTACATCAGACCCTGAAAGTGAAGCTAACCCTTACTACAGAATTTTCGCACGTAAATTTACATTATTAGTAAAAGGTGGTTTTGATGGTTGGGATATCTATAGAGAATTTAGAACAAATAAAGATGAGTTTATGTTAGGTAGAAGAGGTTACTTGAAAGGTGCTTGTCCTACTATCAAATATCCAACAGCAACAGGTTGGGGTGCATTTAAACAAATCATTGTTGCTGATAATACTCAAGATTACGCTAACACCGATTATTACGCATATTTATTAGGTCAACAAACATTTGCAAACCCTGAGGCGGTAAATATTAACGTATTTGTAACACCTGGTATTGATTATGTAAATAACTCTAATTTAGTTGAAAATGCAATT